ACCTTTGGCATCTGACATTTCATTATTTTTATTCAAGAACTTCTTGACAAAATTATTAATATCACCTTGGGTTTCTTTAACCTCGTTAGCATTTTTCACATTAAACCTATATCTCTTATCTCCGACGTTGTATTCAAAACCTTTGAATTTATCGTTAAAAACTTCTTTAGTTTTTAATTTAAAAGTATTAGTTTGTTTTTCCGCTATTTTTTGAGTTTCTTCCGACTCTTTGTTGTATCTATTAAAAAAGTTTACAGCTTTTTGTTGCTCAGCAGTTAATCTACTTCCAGCTTTAACTTCTTCATAGTATTTAGACTTTTGCCCGTCTAAGTGGCTTTTAGCGTTGGCAACTTGCTCTTTTAACGCTATTTTTTTCTTTTTTATATCTCTTTCTTCATCAATTTCTTCATCATATGAAAATGAGTCTTCCATTAAAAAACTAATTTCATCATCTGTCAAGTGAGATTTTGTTTGTTTATAGTACTCTCTAAGTACTGTCATATCATCGTAGCTAGAGTAATCTTGATTAAGTCTTACGTAATCTTCTAAAGTACCGCCAGTGTCTTCCATAAAATCTACAACTTTTTGTAAATTCTCAGGTAAAGCTTTGCCAGTTTCTGCAGATTCTAACATAGCTTCTTGAGCTTGTTCAGCTAAATCTTCTACTTTCTCTTTAACTTCTTCTTCAGTAACTTCTTCTAATACTGGAGTTTCTTGTGTTTCAGCTTCCGATTGTATTTCTTCTTGTTTTTCTGTGGTGTCGGCATCCTCAACGAGCTCAACCACTCTGTCGTTGTCAGCGTTATCTTCTGCAACTTTTTCTGTAACTTCATCTTCTTTTGGTGTTGGTGGTTTACTTAAATCTACTTTGATGACATTGTCATCTTCTTGTTTTGTTTGTTTAAGATCAACTTTTGTTACGCTATCTTCAGTAGCCTTTTCTACTACTTCTTTTGTTTTCTTTTTTGCCATAATATAATATAATAATAATTAATAATTGTTACCTAGGACCAAATGCGCCTAAATCAAATCCGCCTCCTATATTATCATTACCTGCTGATTCAAAGTTTTTAGGTGCTTTTTGATTATTTCTTTGGTCTATAAGCTCACTTTGTTGTGATGCTTGTATTCTAGTCCTTTCGTCTTTACGATCTTCTTTTTGTTTTTCTTTTGAACTAATGTTTTCAGTTTCCATTTGCTTTAACTGCATGTTCATTTGAAACTCTAATTCCATTAATTGTTTTTTGTATTCAACTTCTTGAGCTTGCTTCTGTGCGTCAAGCTGGGCTTTCATTTGTTCTAACTGCATATCTGTTTGAACCATAGCTTGAGCTTTTTGTACTTCAAGCTCTGCAGACGCTTGCTGTGCTTGTATGTTAGCTTGTGACTGTGCTTGTATGTTTTGCTGTGCAACTGCTTGATCTCTTTCTTCTTTTTTCTTTCTACGTATTTTTAATATTTGATTTGCAAGCTTTACGTTTTTAATCTCTCTAACATCAATAGCATCTTCAAGGTCTATAGTTTGTTGCTGCAGTGCCATTTGTATATTATTTTCAAGCATTGCTTTTTCTTCATCATCAGGCATTAGCTCTATAAATATACCAAAGTCATATAGGTGTAAGTTTTTCATTTCTTCTAACGTACCAACATTATGACTACCTATTTGCTGTATGAAAGCATCTGCAGTTGGTGAGTATTCTAATATATCAGAAACTCTAAGTGATAAGCATTGAGCTACTTCTGAAGTTAAGAATAAACCAGATTGTAGTATATGTCTTGTTGCTGTATTACTATTTGCTGCAGCTAACTTCTGAACCCCAACCAAAGCGTTTTTATCAGGTGTTGCAGCATCTCTAGCTTCATTTAACCCGGTCACATCTCTTATCATTTGTAAATAATAATTGTATGTACCAATTAAACTTTGCATTTTCTGTCCACCAGAACCTGACTGTATTTCTTGAATAGGTACTTTGCCAGGGTTCATTTCACCATCAGAAGTAAATGATCTACCAATAACAGAACCTGTTTGGAAGAACATATTTAAAGCTTCTTGTGGATTATAGTTTGTACCATTACCTAAATCTATTTCAGCTAAACCATCAGCATCTAAATAAACACCATCTGGAACTAAACGTGATAACACTTGTTGTAGCTTTAAATGTGTAAGCTGTATCATATCAGCAAAACCAGTGATACGTTGTACTAAAGATTCAATACGACCCTTGTACATGCGTGGTGCTACGATGCTATAGTTCATTTTAACCTTAGTAAAATCACTTTTAGGTCTCATCATATTTCTAGCCATTTCCCACTTTAACATCTTGTCTGTACCTAAAATAATAGCACCATCGTACAAACACTCTATAGATCTTTGTAGTTTACCAAAGTTATCAGCATCTTCTGGTGGGTTAAAGCTATCATCTTTTGCTAGTATTTTATCCGCACCACTACCAGTTTCTTTTACTTTGTAAACTTCGTTCATGTATGTTTTATAATTAAAATATAAAACTTGAACTTTGTTATTATCTTCATCACTATAACTATAACCTTGATTGTAATTTGTTTTGTTATAGTTTTTGTTTTTTACTATATCTTCTAGCTCAGAGTGGTTTAAATGTGGAAATTGTTTTACAAGCTCGTTTATTGGTATAGACTTTACTTCACCAACATAGTATATATCATCAAAATACGGCGACTCAGTGTAAGAGTAAACTAAGTCAACAGGGTCAACATAATCTACAACAACACCTTCAGACGTGTTAAAACTTGTTTTAACAGCACCAATACCTAAAACTGTTAAATCATAATAAAATCTTTTCTTTATTAACTCGTAATCATTACCCTCTAACAAAGTGTTTATAGCTTGCTCTTCTGCTATTTCAACAGCCTGCTTATATGTTAACTGCATGTGTAAGTCTAGTTCTTCTTTAGACTCTGGTAATTGACTCTTGTCATTTTCATATAAATCAACACCAAAAGCATTATTAACATAATCGTTTAGTTCTTGAGTCTGCATGTCTCTTATTATAGAGTTCATGTATTCAGTTCGTTGATCTACACCGTAAGGATCTTGTGAATAAGCTTTTATATCGTAAGTTCTCTCTGCAATACCATTTACTACTATATCTACAAATTTAGGTATAATAGGTACTGGTTTCCAGTCTAAATTAAGATAAGATAAATCACCGTTGATAGATAACTCATCTTTGTATTTTTGTATTGATTGCTCACCTCTAGCATACAGCCTTAAGTTATGAAAATTATTATGATTAGTTTTATGTCTATTAGTACCTCTATCAGTATGAAACCACTCAGCTTCAATAGCCTTAGCTACTTTCAAACCATAATCATAGCTCATTTTTTCCAGGTCACTAACGACTTGAGAAGGAAAATAACTTTTTACAATCATATTTATTTTTTAATTAATTTAGATGTATTACCCGTATTTGTGTACTTAGCAATACTTATGTTTAGTTTAGGTTTTTCTACCTTTGCATTTGGTCTATATAAATGTCTGTTATTAGCCATTATAGCAAGTCCAGAACTTATTGACGCATCATGCTTTGTTCTTTTGTTTATGTCAAACTTAGCCCAGTCATTTAGTAATTCATTAAAATAACAACTACCAAATTGACCTTCAGAGTTCATACCCACGTGATCTTGTATATACATTTCAATTGCAGCAGCATGAGCTTGTTTTATATCTTCACTAGAGTTTGGTATGCCACCTATTTCTTTTTCAGCTGTAGATAATTTATTCCATATTTTATCTGGCCTGTTCATGCTAAAACCTCTGTAACCACGTCTTCGTAAATAATACAATAGACGAGGTTTATTGTTCTCTGCAAGTATAGGCATCCCGTAAAATACTAACGCCATTAGAACGTCTTCAAAGAACATCTCTGCGGTTTGCGGTCTTGCTAAGTACTCTAAGAAAAACTGATTAGCAGGTGCATCTTCCATACTAAACTTAGTCAAACCGTGCAAAGCACCTTTAGAACCTTTACCATCTACTGTTCCTGATATATCGTAACTATCACAACCAAAAGCGCCCATGTGTTCGTTACCTGGGTATCTAACACCATTTTTAATTACAACTTTGTTTTGTATATTTGTTGGTGGTACCCAACTTACTTTAAATCTACCTTTAGGGTCTGGGTAAAATATCACTGTTGAATCCTTAACACCATTAACCCATTGAAAATTACCCTTAGTAACACCTAATGTTCTAGACATTTCTTCGTTGTAATCTATTTGCTCGTATAATTTAACTAAGTTAAATATACTGTTTTTTGTTTCATCTCTAAACGCATGCTCAGTAGTTCTTGGAAACTGTCTGTAAAATTCATTTAGTGCGTCTTGATCGTTTTTTAAACCGTCAGCTTCATTCTGCCAACTGTCTATAACGCCTATGTCTATTAATTCCCCATGTGGATCGTAGGCTTCATGATCCGGAGTATTGAAGACTGGGCTTCCGTACTCATCAATAAATCCTTCGTAGTTCCACTCCATTGGGATAAAAAGAGAATATAAGCCAGACGCTGTCTGTCCATTTCTGTTTCTTTTAGTAACGTCTGATGCTCCATATAATTTTTTAAAGTTTTCC